GGTGACGACGCACGCCTTGGCGTGGAGCGTGTCGAGCTTGGCGAGCATGGTGATCGCCGAGTTGCCGAGCTTCGCGTCGTCGAGGTAGTGCTCGTCGCCGGCGGCGTACGGGCTCCCGTCGGTGATGGCGGCTGCCACCTTGCCAGCGAGCCACTTGGACTCGTAGCACTTCAGGATGTCGCGCGTGGTGAGCTCCTTGCCCTTGGCAACCTTCTTCTGCTGCATGCCCCATGCGACCCAGAACATCGCATACTCGAACATCACCGGGACATCGACAGCACCGAAGGCCAACCCAGTCGCCTTCCCCAGCATGGCGTCGACCGCGGGGATCTTGGACTGGAAGGACACCGACATGGACTTAAACCAGCGCTTGACTTTGGGGACCATCGCGATGCGGAGGATCTTCCCCTTGCGGTCGTGGGTCCAGTACGGGACCAAGATCCGCGAAACAAACTCCACCCGCTGCTTGACGGGCAAGAGCGCGGGCGAGTCGGACACGCTGGTGTCGATCCGCCCCGTCCTATCCTGGGGTTCCAGGGTAAGACCCATCTCGTCGGCGTTCTCCACCATGTACTTGCCGAGCTTCGTCACGCACCACTGGTACTTCTCCTCGTCGTGCGCGGCCTTCTTGGCCTTGTCGCGCTCGCCGGGCTTCGTCTTCAGGGCGCCCTTCGGGGGGTTGGAACGTATGAGCTTCATGACTTCGCCACGGCTGTAATACAGCACATGGACATCTCCTTCGCCCACCATGTCCCACCCGCGCGAAACGGTGGTCCAAAAGAAGCTGCGGATGTATTCGCGCACCTTGTTCTGGATCGAACCGACGTCAAGGAACGAGATGGTCACGCCCTTGTCCGTCTTGGTCTTCTCCTGCGTGACCATCAACAACTCCTTCCGGTATGTCATCGCATTGTTTGCGACGGAGCAGACCATCGTAGTCAGGAAGTTGCACGTGGACGTTCCGGGATCGCCGGATTCGCGGCCGTATGAGTCGGCCTTGAGGGTCCACCAGCTGCTGGACAGGGTCAAGTGCTTCTTGAAGCGATCTGCGAACCCCTTGTCCATCACCGAGACGTTCGGCCCCAGCTTCGCGATGACCTCTTCGATGATCCTGTTTTCCACCTCATCGCGGATCCCGGAGTATTCGGGGTCCACGCGGATGGAGGAGTCGAAGGCACCGAAATCGTTGCTGGCAGCGACGCCCTCCCAA